GAAATCGGGCTCTATACCGAGTTTCAGGGCGAATGGCTCGCCAGCGGCAACCCGCGCGCCTATGAGGCGATGATCGTGCAGGACGAGGAAGGCGCCTGCTTTCCGATGGGCTGGATCGACGAGCATGCCGGAAGGCCGGTTTCGCTCGCGGATTATCCGACGATCGACAGCAAGGACGGCTCGGGCTCGCCCTACAAGGTGCCGACGATTGCGTGCGAGCTCACGCTCGACACCGGGCATATGCCGGGATTCGGCTTTGTCGCCTACCTCGCCAGCGAAGATCCCTGGCATCTGTGGCTTCTGCAATGCAACGTCACCTGGGCATGGTTCAACTATCACCAGCAGTATCGCGAGCAGGAAAAAGGCCGCATCGGCTACGAGCAGACGCGCTCGTATTTCTGGCAGCTCCGCAGCCTGGCGCGGGCGGCGAAAATCTCGCCGGCCAACCCGCCGGCCTGGCTGCTGGGCCGCGACTATTTTGCCGAGCGGCTCGAGCACAACCGGGAAAACTTCACGCGCGATTTTGTCGAGGACCCGACGCCGTTGCATGCCGTGCTGCGCCAGGCGGTGCAGACGCCGGCCGATTACGAGGGCTGGTCGAATCAGCAGACGGCGCCGTGGCAGGAGGAATTCGGCGTGGTGACATTGGCGGAGATTTGCAAGAACGGATTCGACACCTGGGACCGCGCGCTTGTCTGGAAGGCCGACAGCTCTATCGCCCGGTTTTCGGAGCGCGACGGCTGGCCGCGGGCGTTCGGCTGCCCGTACCGGATCATCGTCAACCTGGAATACGGCGCGCCGTTCGCCGAGAGCTGGGCCGAGGCGCTCGCGATGAACGACGAGCTCGGCAATCTCGACGAGGCGCATTGCGGCGACGAATGGATTGATTGGTGGAATTACTGGTGTTATGCGCGGGCCGCGCATTGCGCGCTGGTGCAGCTCGATATGAGCAGCGGCAGCGCCGAGGATAATCTCGAATGGTTCGCCGCGCAGCATAACCGGCCCGATAATTGGACGCCGTGGCGTTGGGCGTTCCGGGCACCGTGACATGGGCACGAAAAACCATCCGAGTCCGTTTGACTGCTACGCCAACGCCGAGCCTGACGAGCCGATGTTCATTCTGCTCGGGCGCGACCTGCAGGCGCCGAAATTGGTGCGATTGTGGGCGGACTGGCGCGAGGCCAGGGGCGAGGATCCGGCGAAAGTTGCCGAGGCGCGGCAATGTGCCGACGCGATGCAGCGCTACGCCGAGGGCCGCCGCCGATGAATGGCCCCTATCAGCACAGCATGTCGCGCTCGGGCGCACCGCTCGTATCGGGCCCCGAGCTGTCGATTGCAGTCGACAGCCTGCAAGCCGCGATCCGGCTTGCCGAGCAATTGAACATTGCATTCGAGGCCGGGCGCCAGGTCGGCGGCAGCATGCGAAAAATCCGCGATCGCATGGACGACGCGTCATGATCCGAAAAACCGGCAAGGGCTACGAGGTGCGCTCGGAGAGCGGCAAGAATCTCGGCGGGCCCTATCGCAGCAAGGGCGAGGCCGAGCGCCGGCTCAAACAGGTCGAGTATTTCAAGCGCCGCAAGCGCAAGTCGCTGACCCGATGAAACCGTTTCCGCCAGGCCCGTTCGGTGTCATCGTCGCCGATCCGCCCTGGCGCTTTGTCAAATATGTCGGGCACGGCACGCCGACGCGCGCCGCCGAGCCCTACGACACCATGAGCTTTGACGAGCTCGCCCGCCTGCCGGTGCCGGCGGTCGCCAGCCGCGACTGTGCGCTGTTCCTTTGGGTCATCGACTCGCATCTGCCGCAGGCCTGGCGCCTGCTCGGCGCCTGGGGCTTCGCCTTTACGTCCGTGGCGTTTATCTGGGTCAAGACCTGTCAGAGCGACCCGACGCGCCCACGCATGGGCATGGGCTTCACCACGCGCAAGGAAACCGAGCAGTGCCTGCTCGCGTTCCGCGGCAAGCCGAAGCGCCGGGCCTGCGACGTGCGGCAGCTCATCATGGAGCCGCGCCGCGAGCACAGCCGCAAGCCGGATTGCGCGCTCGAGCGCGTCGAGCGACTCTATGCCGGGCCGTGGCTCGAAATGTTTGCGCGAAGCAAACGCAAGGGCTGGGCTTGCTGGGGCGAGGAAGTCGGCAAATACCAATGATCAATCAGAATTCAAAGCGAACGTGGCGTTACAAGGTGCGGCCAATCACGATTGACGGCGACGTGGCCTACATCCCGCTCACGCAAGGCAGGGTCGCGATTATCGACAGGGCCGACGTATCGCTGGTCGAGGGGTGGAACTGGTGTGCATTGCGCGAAGATAGATACAATAAAACATGGTACGCCGGTCGCGCAGTCAATCGACGCTATCTCCGGCTGCATCAATTTCTAGAGCCCCCGCCTCCAGGAATGGAAATCGATCATATTGACCGGAATGGGCTGAATAACCGGCGCGCCAATCTGCGTTTCGTGACTAGGCGTCAGAACACGCAGAATCGGAAACGCGTCAACGTCACTGGCTTCAAGGGCGTCAGCCGATCCAGCAGTTGCCATTCGAGATGGCAGGCCGAAATCTGCATCAATGGGAAACGTCAATTTCTCGGGAATTGGGGCAATCCTGTCGAGGCGGCAAAAGCCTACGATCGAGCGGCGCGAGAGCATTTTGGCGCGTTCGCCTGCCTGAATTTCCCTGACGAAGCCTCTTGACAATCCCGCGGCAGCGGGCGCAGCGTTGCCGGTGCCGGCCGAGCCCTGGCTTGAGCCAGGAACCCGGCGACCGGGCGGACAGACGCTCACGTAGGCCCCGCGGCAAGGGGGAAGTGCACTACCCGCAAGGGCAAGCGGCCGCGGCATATCGGACCCGATGAGGGTTACGACCCGCGTTCGCCGGCAAGAGCGGCATATAGGCGCGAAACGTAGCAACCCGAACGTTTCGGAGGCCCTATATGTCCGTTGGACTTCCCGCAATCGCCATCATCGAATTCGACGCCATGGTCAAGGCTGCCTACCAGGGCAGCGGCAAGCTGCGCTCGCGGGTGCGCGTCAAGACCGGCGTCGTCGGCAGCTCGGCAAAGTTCCGGCGCTTCAACAAGGGCATGGCAACGCCCCGCATCACGCAGACCGACGTCGTGCCCATGAACATCACTTACGGCGAAGCGACTGCCGCCATGCAGGACTGGGTAGCTGCCGAGTACAGCGACCTATTCGACCAGGCCGCGACCAATATCGATGAGCGGCCGGTTGTCGCAACCAACATCGCCGGCGCGATCGGGCGCCGCGAGGACCAGATGATCATCGACGTGCTCGAGGCGAATGCCGGCTCGCCCGACGTCGACACCGCCGTCGGCGGCGCCGCGAGCGGGCTCAACATGGCCAAGATCCGGCGCGCGAAAAAAATCCTCGACGACCGCGCCGTGCCCAACACCGACCGCACCTTCGTGCATTCCGCCGCCGGGCTCGAGACGTTGCTCGGCATCACCGAAGTCACCAGCAGCGACTACAACTCGATCAAGGCGCTGGTGCAGGGCGAAATCAACACCTGGGTCGGCTTCCTGTGGGTCATGATCGAAACCCGGGCCGAGGGCGGGCTCGCCTACGCCGCGACCCTGCGCAGCAACTTCGCGTTCCACAAGGACGCCGTGGGGCTCGCCATCGGCATCGATTTTCGCACCGAGGTCAACTACATCGCCGAAAAGACGAGCTGGCTCGCAAACGGCTTGTTCAAGGCCGGGGCGACGGTCATCGACCCGCTGGGCGTGGTCGAGGTGCAGACCACCGAGCCGTAAGAGCCGGCGCGCCTGCTATCCGGCTATCCCGCTATCCGACGAAGGAGTTTCGCAAATGGCGTTCAAGAAGGAAAACTTCGCACCGATCGGCAACGAGTCGAAAGGACTGCCGACCGTGGCGACCGGCCTGCCGTCGCCCGGCTCGCCGCGCATGTTCTCCTATGCCACGCAGGACGTCGCGGCGACCGTGGCCGCGGCCGATTACTTCAATTCGGTCCGCGACCTGCTGCAGATCGGCGACCTGATCTATGTCGTGGTTTATGCCGCCGGCGCGCTCGCGTCCGCTGGCTGGCTCGTGGTCAAGGACAAGACCGCGACCAGCATCGACACCACCGACGTGACCGCGCTTACCATCACCGACGCCGGCTGATCCCGCCGGCCACCTGGCGGCGGGCGCTTTGTTCCTGACGCGAAGCGTCCGCCGCCTTCTGACGGGAGGGCGCCTTGTCTGACATTGCGGTGTCGATTTGCAGCAATGCGCTTCTGATGCTCGGCGCCGGCTCGATTACCTCATTCACCGAAGGCACCGACAAGGCGCTGGTCGCCGGCGAGCTCTATCCTGGCGTCCTCGAGACGCTGATCGCCAGCTACCCCTGGCGCTTCACCATGAAGAAGATGCAGCTCGCCCGCGAAACGGCGGTGCCGGTTAACGAGTATCAGCACCAGTTCACCCTGCCGGCCGACAATTTGATTCTGCGCGCCTGCTACACGTCGGGCACGCCCGGCGCCAAACCCTTCCGGGAATACGAGGTGTTCGGCAATGTGATTGCCTGCAACGCGCTCGAGCTGTGGGCCGAGTATCAGTTCCGCCCCGACGAATCGCGCTTCCCTGCCTACTTCAAGCAGGCCCTGCAGGTGTCGCTGGCGGCGGTGTTCGCCAAACCGATTACCGAGGAAACCGAAATTGCCGAGCTGTGGTCGGGCGCCGCCGAGAGCATCACCGCCACGGCCCGCCGCATCGACGCCCGCCAGCAGCCGCCGCAGCAGATCCGGCAGTTCGCGCTGGTCGACGCGCGGTTCGGCTCGCTGCGGTGAAGCCATGGCAACGCGCCAGATGCAGACCAATTTCACCGCCGGCGAGCTCGATCCCCGCCTGCTGGCGCAGACCAGGCTGAAAGCCTATTTCAACGGCGCCGAGCTCATGCGCAACGTGCTGGTCATTCCGCAGGGCGGCTTCAAGCGCCGGCCCGGCCTGCAGCTCACCTACGCATTGACCAGCGGCGACGATTACCTGCCGATCCCGTTCAGCTTCAACACCGAGCAGCTCTATCTGCTGGTGTTCCGCAATGGCGGCTTCGATATCATTGTGGTCGACCCGTTCGGCTATAACGACGTGTGGGTGTCATCGGGCGCGCAGCCCTACACCGAGGCGCAATTGCCGCTGATCAATTGGGCACAGTCGGCCGACACGCTGCTGACCGTGCATCCCGACGTCGCGCCGCAGCGCTTCATCCGAATGAGCGATGTCTCATGGAGCGTTGGCGCGATCCCCTTCACCAATATTCCCAATCACGATTTCGGCGCCGGGCCCGAGCCGGTCATGAGCGCGACGCGCGGCTGGCCGCGCGCCATCACGTTCTTTCAGCAGCGCCTGTTCCTCGCCGGGCTGCGCTCGCGGCCGCAGACCATCCTGGCATCGAAAGTCGCCGATTTCTTCAATCTCGACGTCGGCACCGCGGCCGACGCCGACGCGTTGAATGTCACGCTCGACACCGACCAAATCAACCCGATCGTCAACCTGCACGCCGGGCCGACCCTGCAGATTTTCACCACGGGCTCGGAATTCATCTGCGACCCGGGCGACGCGCCGGTGACGCCGAAAAACGTTCAGGTGAAGGAACAGACCCGGCGCGGCTCAAAGCCGGGCGTGCGCCCGGGCGAGCTCGACAGCGCAACCTATTACATCCAGCGCGGCGGCAAGGCGCTGCGTCAATTCCTGTTCGCCGATATCGAGCAGGTCTACAAGGCGACGAATATCAGCGTCGTGGCGCCGCATCTGATTCAGGACCCGCGCAGCCTGGCGGTCCGCAAGTCCAACGCGCTCGACGACGCCGATTTCATTTTCATGGCCAACAGCGACGGCAGCGCGACCGCGTTCACCAGCTTGCGCGACGAGGAAGTCAAGGCCTTCACCCTGCTCAACACGGCGGGCGAGTTCCGGCGCGTGGCCACGGTCGAGGGCGCGACCTTCTGGATTACGAAACGGACCATCGCCGGCGCCGTCAAGCATTTCGTCGAGCGCTTCCGCGAGGACGGCTTGACCGACGCCGCCGTGTTCACGACGAGGCCGGCGCCGACCCGCAATATCGCGGTTGCCGGGCAGACCGTGTTCGCCTGGAGCGCCGGCGTTTCGGTCAGCGCCGTCAAGGTGCGGCGCAACGGCGTGACGATCGACCCGACCGGCTATTCCGTCGCCGGCCTGCCGGGCGCGAGCGGCAGCATCACCCTGAACACGCCGGCCGCCGCCGGCGACACAATCCAGATCAGCTACCCGCTGGCGATCATGACCGGGCTCGCGCATTTGAACGGCGAGCCGGTTGTCGCCGTGGTCGACGGCGCGGTGCAGCAGCCGAAAACCGTGAGCGCCGGCCAGATCCCGCTCGAGCCGCCGGCCGAGACGCAGGCCGAGGCCGGCCTGTTCTATACCTGGCTGGTCAAGACCATGCCGGTTGAAATGCAACTGCGCGACGGCTCGACCATGGTCGGGCGCAAGGCGCGCATTGTGCGGGCGACCGTGCGGCTCGACCGCACCAAGGGCATCAAGGTCAACGGGCAGATTGTTCCGTTCCGGCAATTCGCCGACGCGCCGCTGACGCCGCTCGACGCGCCGATCCTGCCCCGCAGCGGCGACTTCCGGGTGAGCGGCCTGCAGGGCTGGTCCGATCGGGCGCAGCTCACGTTGAACAATGACGCGCCGCTGCCGGCGACCGTGCTCGGCATCGCCTACACCGTGCAGGCGTGAGGCATGGGCGCGATGCTCGGGCTCGGCATGTTGGGCGGCGCCGCCGGCGGCGGCGGCACGGGCGGCGGACTGCTGTCGACCATCGGGGCGTTCACCAGCGCCGGCATGCGCGTCGCGCAGGGCCAGGCCGAGGCCGAATCCTATCTCGACCGGGCGATGATTTCGGGCCGGCGCGCCGACGCCTATGTGATGCGCGCCGAGGACGCCATGCGCGTTGCCGAGAGCAAGGCCGACGCGCTGCGACGGCGGGCCGGCTCGAGCGACGAGTCGGCCGAGCTCACGGCGCTCGAGGCGCGCGGCGCGACGCTCGCCGGCAAGGCATCGGCCAACACCCTGCGCGAAAATCTGCGCCGCACCCTGTCGACGCAGCGCGCCATTTTCGGCGCCCGCGGCATCGAAGTCTCGAGCGGCACCCCCGTCGACGTCGCCGCGGCGACCAGGGCCGAGACGGAATACGACGTCGGCACGGTCGAGCAGAACGCCGCCATGGCCGCCGCGGCGAAACGCGTTTCGGTCGCCAACATCCGCGCCGACGCGGCCGAGCTGCGGCTCAGCGCCGTCGACGAATTGAAAACCGGCATCGCCAACCGCCTGTCCCTGTTGAGCGACGCCGACATGGCGCGGCTCGACGCCGCCGCGTACCGGCGCCAGGCCGGGCGGGCGCGCACCTTCGGGTTTCTGCAGGGCGGCTTGAGCCTGCTCGAGTTCGGGCAGAGGAAGGCATACATTGGCTAGCCCGGTTCCGAGCTACAACAAGAGCATCCTGCCGCAGACCGATATCGGCGCCCGGCCGCGCACCGTGTTCGAGGACAGCCCGGGCGTGGCCACGGTGTCGCGCCAGGAATTCGGCACGCCGATTTCCGACGCCGGCAGGCGCGAGGGCGCGCTCGCCGATCGCATCGACAAGCTGGTCAATTTCGAGCTCGAGCGCGAGAAGAAACAGGCCGAGCTCGAGGGCGAGAAGGCAGGCGCCGCCGCCGGCGCCGAGCCGGGCTTTGCCACCAAGGACGAGTTCACCGTGCGGGCCCAGGCGTTCAACCGCGCCGGCCTGCAGACCGCGGCACAGCGCTTCGAGCTCGACGCCCGCAACAAGATTGCCGAGCTCGAGCAGAAATATCCGCGCGACCCGCAATCCTTCATGACCGAATCGGACGCGTTCCAGCAGAGCGTTGCGCGCGAGGTGCCGCCGGAAATCCGGCCGCAATACAGCCTCATGTTCCGCGGCCTGAGCCAGCCTGCGCTCAACCGCACGCGCGCCGGCGCCGAGGCGTTCGAGCACGACAAGGCCAAGGCCGCCTTCAAGGCGAGCGAGCCCGAGTTCATGGCGACGCTGCAGAAGAACAGCCGCAGCGCCGCGACCGATCCCGCCGCGGCAATCGCGGTCGAGCAGGACCTGCAGCGGCTCGAGGGCAAGCTGGTCTATTTCGGGCCCAAGGAGGCGTTCGCGTTCAACGGCAAGACATTCCCCGCCGATCCGACCCGCGCCGGCGCGTTCAGCCTCGAGGCCATGACCGAGAAATATAACAAGGCGCTCGACGAATCGCGCGAGAACCGCGAGCTCGGCAAATGGGCCACAGCACCCAAGACCGCCGCCTATATCGAGACATGGAAGCGCGAGCAGCTCGATCCCAAGACCGGCTCGCCCCTGCGCGAGGAACAGGTGCAGAAGCTGAGCAACGCCATGTATGCCGACCTCGCCAAGCTCAACGCCAGCCAGGAAGTCGACCGCTCGTTCTATGTCAAGCTGGTCGACGACGACCTGGCGAGCCGGGCCGCCCGCGGCACGGGTGTCGAAGGCGTCAGCGAGGCGCGTACGCTCGAGCTGCTCGGGCCGGTCGCCGCGGCGCAGTACCGCCAGAAGGCCAAGCTGGCCGACGACGCTTACGCGTTCCGCGAGAAGGTGCAGTACATGACGCCGGCCGAGCGCCAGGCCGAGCTCATGAAGCTCGAGCCGCAGGCCGGCGCGCCCGGCTTCCAGTTGCAGCAGGAATTTTTCAAGGCGCAGCTCGGCGTCGTCGCCGACGTCGAAAAGGCGATCAAGGAGGACCCCGCCGCGTTCGTGCTCGGCATGCCCAACATTGCCGGCGCCGGCGGCAAGGTCGACCGCGAGAAATCATTCGAGGCGCAGCGCCATGTCGGCGTGCCGCCGGGCGAGGAATGGTTCCTGACCAAAGGTGACGTCGAGCGCATCAAGCAGCGCGCGGCGAGCCTCACCGGGCAGCAGAAGGGAAATTTCATCAACGACCTGCGCAAGGAGTTCGGCAAGGACTGGCCGTATGCCGTGCGCGACCTGCAGCGCGGCAAGCTGCCCGAGGAACTGATCGTGCTGTCGACGGTGAGCGATGCGGCGGCCCGGGCGCAGCTCGCCGACGCACAGACCCAGGGGCCCGAGGCGCTCGCCAAGGTGATCGGCACCGACAAGAAGAA